CTACGACGTTATGCACAGCAACATCAAGAAGCTGCGGTTCCACTGGACGCGCCATCCGGAGAAGGCTAAGGGGTTGTACTTCGACGCGGACGGGAACGCGCGCTCGCCCTGGTACGACCGCGAATGCAAGCGCCGGCCTCACCCGATGCTGATCGCTCAGGAGTTGGACATTAACTACCTTGGTGCGGCGTACCAGTTCTTCAACCCGAAGGTGATCGATGACCACAAGAAACGGTACGTGCAACCCCAGTTCAGCATCGGCCGTCTCGACTACTGCCCGTTGACTCTGGATCCGAAAGGGTTCGTTCATGACCCGAAAGGCAACCTTCGTTTGTGGACGTACCTCGACGGCTTTGGCCGTCCGGTAGACGGAGACTACGCCATCGGTACAGACATCGGTACGGGCACCGGATCATCGAATAGCACGGCATCCGTGGCGAACGTGAAGACTGGCGAGAAGGTCGCCGAATTCGCCGACCCCAACATCATGCCGCACGAATTCGCGAAGTTTGTCCGGGCGTTGGCGTCGTGGTTCCACGGCGCGTACGTGGCGTGGGAAGGCAACGGTCCCGGCATGATGTTCGCAAAAGCGTTCCTGGAGACCGGGTACCGCAACGTCTACTTCAAACGGAAGGAACGGGACCTTGCCAAAGACCGGGAAGACCCGTTGACACCCGGCTGGTTTTCTTCCCGCGACTCGAAACTGACGCTCTTGGGAGACTATCACAAAGCTCTCGAAGCGAATACGTTCATCAACCACTCGAAAGAGGCGCTGACGGAGTGTGCCGAGTACGTGTTCTTGCCCAGCGGCAAGGTCGCTCATTCGAGGGCCGCGAACAATGTCGATCCATCCGGGGCAAACGACAACCACGGAGACCGCGTGATTGCCGATGCGTTGGCGCACATGGCGAGCAAGGAGTATCAGGGTCGCGCGCCCAAGCCGAAGATTGTCATTCCTGAGTCTTCGTTTGCGCACCGCCGAAAGCAGCACATCGAGCGGGAAAGACGCGAGAAGGAGCGTGCGTGGTGAATCCGCTCAATCGCGATGACTTCACGAACTTTCAGAACGCGGTTGTTACGAATCAACAGGCCGGGGCGGTGTTTCGGAAGAACCGTGCCGAGGCAATTCGCGAGTTGGTCGGCAAACACTACAGCAATGACGGGGCTTCCGACAAAGTCCCGGCGAACTTCATCGAACTGGCATACATCATCTACGTCATGAATCTTGCCGCGCAGACGCCCAACGTTCACGTAGAAACACCGCATCAGGTCTTGAAACCTTTCGCGAAGACGCTCGCGTTAGGGATGAACCATCTACTTGAAGAAATTCTGTTCGGTAACACAGTTCAATCCGCGGTCGGCGACGCCCTCTTCGCCATGGCTATCGTCAAGACGGGTCTTAATCAAAGTGGTACCGTCGAGATCGGCGGTGTCTTGCATGACGTGGGGCAACCGTATTCCGGCCTTGTGGACCTCGATGATTGGGTCCACGATTTCACGGCGCGCGATTGGCAAGAAACTCAGTTCCAGGGCAACCGGTACCGGATTCCGTACGCGCACGTCATGGAGGCGGGCATCTTCGACAATATCGATGGTCTGAAACCGACCAACAAATACGGCCCCTATGACGACATCGGCGAAGAGTTCGTGAAGAACATCAGCGAGGGGTATCAGGTAGACAAGGACGAAATTCAGCCGTACTCCGAACTTTGGGACTTCTGGCTGCCAAACGTGGGGCGCGAAAAGCTTATCATGACCTGCGCGCTGGACCAACCGCACTTGCCGCCCTTGCGCGTTCGCGAGTGGGAAGGTCCGGAAGGCGGGATGTACGACATTCTCGGATTCGAGCGGGTACCCGGCAACGGTATGCCGCTTCCCCCCGCCAGCGTTTGGCGCGACATGCACGAACTGGCCAACATGCTGTTTCGCAAGATTGGGCGACAAGCTCAGCGGCAGAAGTCGATTCTTGGATTTCAGGCCGGCGACGAAGAGGACGTTGAGCGCATCAATTCCACCAGCGACGGTAATGCGGCCCGCATCGACAATCCCGAGAAATCGAAGGAACTCAACTACGGCGGGTTCAATCCTGCGAACCTTGCCCTGTTCTTGCAGACCAAGGATCTGTTCAGTTGGTTCGCGGGCAATCTCGACACGCTTGGTGGATTGGGACCGTTAGCCGATACGCTCGGCCAGGAGAACCTTCTCAACGACAACTCGTCTCGTCGCATCGCCTACATGGAAGGCAAGACGTACGAGTTCGTTCAGTCCATCGTAAAGAAACAGGCGTACTATCTGGTCTACGACCCGCTCATTGATTTGCCGTTGGTGAAGCGCGTCGAGGGTTTCGGTATCGACATTCCGATTCGGCTTACTGCGGACACGATGGAAGGCGACTTCCTCGACTACAACTTCACGATTGAACCGTTCTCGATGCGGTATCGCACGCCGGAAATGCAGTTTCAGCAACTCATGGAAGTCATCGAACGTGTGGTGCTTCCCTTGGCGCCCATGATGCCGGCCCAGGGAATGACGATAAATGTCGAGGCGCTCATCAAGGAGATTGCGGATCTGCGCCGGATGCCGGTGTTGAATCGAATCATCGGGTATCTTCGCCCGGAGCAGATCATGCAGATGGGACCGGTCGGCGAGTTTCCGGCTAAGCCGCCCGTGACCACGCGGCACACGATTCGTACGAACCGGCCCGGAGCAACGCGGACGGGCAAGGACGCGGCGATGATGCACACCCTGTTGGGGGCGGGTGTTCAGGATAGTGAAATGGCGGCACTCAACAGGGGGAATACGTAATGGACGACCCGCAGGCAATCACGACGCTTATGCAGAACTTCGGTACGCCGACCGCGATTGTCGGGTTTTTTCTCTGGTGGGCGTACAAACGGGAAATGCGTTTGCTGGAGCGAATCGAGAAACTGGACGAATTCCAGAAGAACGAAATGGCGGGCCTGATCCGTGAGACCACGGCGGCGCTTACCGAGTTTGCGGCTACGATCCGGTCGCATTTTGAAGAACCCAAGGAACACGTGAACTGAGTCATCATCGCCGTCCCCACACGCGATGAAGGATGCCTTTATACGCCTACCAGTGCACTGACGGCCATGTGTCGAACAAACGGTTCCTCATGGCTGATCGAAAGCCGCGCACCATCCGTTGCATGGCTCCAGGATGCAAGAAACGCGCGCGCCGGTTCTTTCGGAACGTCAACGTACGCCCTCCGTCCAATTGGCCGATGAAATCCGATGCCGTGGGAGTCGCTGCCCATCAGGTGAAAGAGGCCGAAGAACATTCACAGAAGATTGGCATCCCCACTCACTTCACGAAGGATGGGCGCGCCATTTTGGAGAGCCCCGAGCATCGCAAGGCGTATTGCGAGGCCATCGGCATGTTCGACCGGAACGCGGGGTACAACGATCCGTTGCCGAGCGGAAAACTGAACAAGGACGCTTCCCATGTCGAATACTCCGATTGAGTACGACCACGAAGGTATCGAGGAAGGCATCGAAGCTCCGGTAGTGGACACCGGGGAGAAGGAGCCGGAACCGAAAGACCTCGAAGACTTGTACACCTTCGATGAAGACGAAATCCCTGCCGGCGATGACGACTCCGCTGGTGGCGATGATAAACCGGCAACTGGCGATTCCGAATCTCAGACGGCCACCGAGTCTGCGTTCGATGATGCGCTGCTTGCCAGGGCCGAGCAATTCGGCTTCTCTCGCGAAGAAGCCCAGGAGTTTGGCTCTCAAGAACTGTTGACCAAATGGCTCGACAGGACCGAATCGGTGGTAGCTGCAACCCGTGAGACTCCGGGCGAGCAGACTGGAGCGTCCGAAACGGGCGGCGACGATTCTTCCGCCGCTGGCGACGACGATGCTCTTACGCGGTTGGAATCCTTGAATCTCGATCCCGAGGTCTTCGATGAACGGCTGGTCGACGTCGTCGGTCAGATGAAGGGGATCATGAAGGATGCCATCTCCGCGAAGGATTCCAAGATCGCCGAACTGACGCAGATGATGGAGAACTTCGTCGGTCAGCAGTTCGAGCGGGAATTGGATTCCTACTTCTCCGGCTTGGGCGAGGACTACAAAGAACTCTTTGGGTCCGGACCGGGGGCGTCGATGGACAAGAAGTCCACGGCGTTCGCGAACCGCAACAAGTTCTTGGACGAAGTTGCGGCTCAAATGGACACCAACATTCGCATGAAACGTGGGTTGAGCCGCGAACAGGTGTTCGAGCGCGCCCTAAACGCTGCCTTCGGCAAGGAGGTGGCCACCATCAACCAGAAGAAGATCGGCAAATCGCTGGACCGCAGGTCCCGCAACCTGACCGTTCCCCCCACGCGGCGCGAAGCATCGAAACACAACAAGACGCCGATGGAGCGTGCGGTCGCATTTGAAATGGACTTCCTGCGGTCTCGGGGGTACGTCGATTAGAGGTACTGAACCATGACTCTTACCGATTCCGATATTCGCGATCTCGCCATCGGCACCCTGAAGGAGCTGGGTCCGAACCGGTTCTCGCAGATCGCACAGCGGCTCCAACGCTACGAAACCATGGGCCGCATCCTCCGCAAGCATCGCGTTGGGTTCAGCGGAGGCAACGGGATTCAGCGCAACCTCATGGTGACCACGACGGACAACGTCAAGCACGTCGGCTTGTACGAACCCGATCAGGTCAACATCGGCGACGTGCTGGCCCAGTTCAACATCCCTTGGCGCCATACCACCGGCCACTTCGGTTGGGAGCGTCACGAAATCCTCATGAACACGGGGAAAGCGAAGATCGCCCCGTTGATGAAGTTGCGGCGCACGGACATGATGATTTCGTACGCCAACGTGCTCGAACGGGCCACCTGGGGCCAGCCCACGGGTCCGAACGATGTGGTTCCGTATTCGATTCCGTTTTACGTCGTGAAGAACGCGGCGACGGGGTTTAACGGCGGCGATCCGGCAGGGTTCCCGAGCGGCATCGGCGGCGTTTCGGCGTCCGACTACCCCACGTTCCAGAACTATACCGCCGCGTACGTCGAGGTAACCAAGGCGGATCTCATCAAGAAGATGCGGACCGCCTACCGCAAGATTCACTTCGAGTCTCCCGTCAGCATCCCGGACTACCGCACCGGCCGCGGCGACCTCTATCGCCTGTACGTCAACGAGGAAACCATTAGCGCCCTCGAAGACCTGGGCGAAGCGCAGAACGAAAACCTCGGTCGCGACCTGGCTCCGATGGATGACACCATCGCGTTCCGGCGCAACCCCATCGTGTGGATTCCGCTCCTGGATGAAGACACATCGGACCCGATCTACTTCATCAACTGGGACACGATGCAGATCGTCTTCTTGAAGGGTGACTACATGCGTGAATCCGAGCCGAATCCGAGCAAGGAGAATAACAACGTCTGGGTCGTCTTCGTGGACTTGACCTGGAACGTTCTCTGTGTTGACCGCCGCGCC